TCTATTAAGCTAGCAATTACGTTTGGACTAGCCTCGGTTAGGTCTGGCCGGTGTCTTAAGTAAATCGGAGTTATATCAACTCCTTTAAACCCGTCGACACCGCAGCTTTCTTTAAAGTTTCCTTCAAGAAAGCTCTTCCTGCTGTTGACTTTCAAACCAACAGCAGTAAGCCAGTCCACACACTGGTGAGCGTACTTGCGTTGTATGATAATATCATCACCATACACGCGAATACGCCGAGAAGCGCGCCTAACACTCCAGTAGCTGGGGGCAGTGCCCTCAGCGTCTAGTATAGCTGCGATGCATACCACTGCAAAGCAGATACTTTGGACTGGAAATGTTAGAGCGTTACCCATTCCGGCAAATTTCCCTAAGGCGAGTGGGGGTTTACCCTCACAAGTTACTATGGGAGAACGGCAATCCATCATGTAGCCAAGAAATGGCTCCTGTCCTTGGAATACAGACTTCACGAGTGTAACACTCAGGAGGTCCGACGCCGATTTCAGGTCAATGGTTGCCCAGTTGTCGTACTGGGATCCTTCCAACGCTAACTTTTGGTTGAGCGTTTGGTCGGTAAGTGCTATGCTATTACGCAAGATCCTACACTCCTTGATACTATCTCGGAGAAGGATATTGAGCCCCTGCTGAACAAACTGTTTAAGCATAGGCTCAACCGTAATTGTTCTGCGAGAAGAAGAATCTTTCTCGACAGAAATTAGCTTCGCACTGCTTCTCGAAGCTCCGTCTAAGACGGACGTTCCAGCACCTATTCGCTTCGAAGCTTTCTCAATAGTTGCTCGCTCGCGAGTTGATTGCGATAGAGTGACCATTGATCGTCGCGAGACATTAGTGATTCTGGATTGAACCACATCCCGCGATTTGACTTCGGAGCGCTGTCCAGGTTCACGAGGAATCGATTCGTCGATTCCCCAGAGGCCTGCACGCTGGAGCTCGAGGTCGTCACTCTTGACGGCCTCGTACAAGGCGAGCCACTTTTGGTTCGCCGAGTAACCTTCTTTGACGGCACCCGGGCCGTGTTTGTACGTTGCATTTTCGACATCCTTTGAGTTTAGGGTGTTTAAGATCAACTTACTTACACGACCAATGAGATGGTCGTGTCTCTCAGGAATAACAACCTGAGACGCCACGCCATCGCACTGGTAAAACTCATCAACAGCCTTATGATGCAAATAATCAGCATCGTCCGGTTGAAGACGAGTTTTCTTAAAGAGTCGACAAATCTGATGAAGATCGGTCACAATCCCGAAATCGGGACTCTCTTTAAGTTGCCCGGATACGGGTTCGAATACTTCACAGAGCATACCTGAGAGAAATCTCGGGATTGCTCCCCCTTTGACTGTTTTAAAGCCATAGGGGCAGGTGAACCGACCTGACGACAAGCCTTGAAGTAAGGCTTGCCCAAGGGCCGGTAAAGCTACGGCTAGGAATCCGTAGCCTTCGTTTTCGAACCTTTTCTTGATCGTGATAAGATCGCGATCAAGGCCTTGCACACCAGGATTAAGCCTTTCCAGATCATGGAGAAGGCTCTCTAAGAGAACTATCGGACTTTTCATCACAACCTCTCTGAGGTAGTTGATTCCGAGTCTGATTAGTCTCCCCGCCCTGAAATGAAAGGGCATCGCTTGACATTTTTGGTAAAATGTCCTTTGCAGTCGGGAAAGGTGAACAACCGGACATCATGGCCATAACAGCCAGAATGCCCAGGAACAGCCCGCCACGAAGCAAAGCAGCGACACACAGGTCCAGATAGTAGCTATCCCGATTAGACATAGTATATGTCTGATCTTGAAGAAGCTACGACTGAAACTGTATGAGCTTAAGCGTTGTGACTTCTGAATCGTCACGATAATCTGTCAAGGCCTTAGCCAATGCTACAAAGTCTGCATCGGTGAAGCCAAAGGCAGGTCGGACCATTGTGTGACTCACGGAAGCAGTTTGCTTACGCGAGACACCCGTAAGAGGATCGGCAGCGATAACAGTTTTCTGCATCTGCAGATAGTGCTTATCGCCGCCGCCTTTCTGATACGCGTGGTTGGTGATAACGGTATAACCGTTAGCAGCATCCTTACGTTCAGAACCATACCCATCCTGCTTGACAATAGAAAGTACAAGCTGAGGGGTAGGGCTAGCGGCAGTAACAGTCACTGGGTCAACTAACATAGACGTCTCCTTGTGGAAATGAATTATGTCCTAGGCCGGAATGGACCAGGACTTAAAGCATCCTTCCTCTGAGCAAGAATGGCTCCGAGGATGGATTTCTGATAAGCCGACAAATTCGGCTCACAGGTCGTTTTCACATCAAAGACCGTAGCAACGTCCTTACGAATTTGACATTCGTACATGAGAGCGCTGGAATGCCTATTCTCGGTAGTACTTATCGAGGTAGTAGTTCCAACAAAATCCTCTATGACGTAGCTGCGGTTGTCGGTTTTAGACTTAAACTCGGTCGTTAAAGCACCGCTTGTTTTTGCGGTGATGAAACCCCAGTTGACTAGAGTATCGTCCCTGGCCATATTGTCGATAATTTCGACATAATTGCCAAGGCCGGTAAACCAGTCAATGAGCCAAGTCCAAGGGATAAGATTATAAATATCCGTTGGACGAGGGATCAAGCCAATCCTATCCAGAAAGGAATGGGATCGGAACGAAGCGGCATTGACTTCAGGGAAATCAAACGTTGCATTTATTACTAACTGCACCGTAGAAGTTCGCTGGATTCTAGAACTCTCTGAGTTACCATACTCGAGAGATCCGCCGCCCGTATAGCTAAAACCGGGGACGTTCGCAGTAGAAGCACTATCAAACGTTTTGACGGTGCTTCTAAAGGTTGTTGGCTTCCCAGCCCTACGAATAAGAAATGAGTATTTCTTAGACATAGCCTCTGGTAATGCCAACAACTCCATGATGTCCTTGTACAACTGCTTCCACCCGAAATGGTATGACAAATACTCATTTGGGATCTGTCTAACAAGAGGACCGAGACTAAAGATAGCGTCTCGGATCGTCCGGTTAGTAGATAAAGAAGCATAAAGTTTGCCGAATGCCTTCAGGCTCTCCTGCAGTGATGCAATTGAGCGTGGGACATCGCGCAACTCTACTAGGTTTCTGAATAGGGTATATGATCGCTTGTTAGGCGACCATTCCTTAAGCAGACCTGGTGCTTGCTTAGCAATAAGCGAGTCCAGATATGCATATTCAGAGACTTTTAGAGTGTCCAAGGAGTTCTGGAAGAACACAGCTGCAGTAGGTCCAATCTCCACCCGCGTATGTTCCGTACCCCTAGCTGAATTATTGCCGGTTCCACCGACAGCAACGCAACTAGGACCAGGGATACCCACAGCGGGATGGTAGATGTATTGGTACCTATCGTCCAGTGTCAAATGACGGGGTGGTGAATTAACGTACGATTTGAAAAATCTCATCGTACCTTGTTCACTCCCCATCAGGCGAGTCCTGGATGTTGTATCGATTATCTCGTCCACCAAAGGAGGCTGCGTGGTAGCAGCGACTGACGTGTCCGAGTTAAATGTAATCACACTCGAATGGGCAGGACTCCAGCATACACTCACATTCCGGTAATTAGGAATTTGAGTAATGCTTTCGTTATGCTTCCATGTTCGGATTGACCGTATCTGTAAAACAGATGCAGTTGACCGTTTACGAGTACGATTAGCAGGAGTAATGCGATGAGATGCCACCTTAAAGGGTGCTAACATGTCCAGCGCAAAAGCTGAACTTAATAGCAAACTTTTAGGTATGTACTTATACGCAAAACTCTCGATACCTGTAGCTGAAGTAACCAACGTGTCATAGCGATACTCATAGAATTTATGAGGATCATAATCGTCGGGAAGACCCCGGGTATCAAATCCGGGTACGCCCTTCAATTTTATCACTGTGACCATTGGTTCCCTCACTGGTGTGAAAAGGCATCTCTCTGTGAAAAATACAGAGACAATGAGTGGACTAATCCACTCGTGGACCCCGTGAGGGG